TTATAACGTCACTCCACCGTTAAGAGGATTCAGTGCGACGGCGTTCTGCAGGTAGTCAGGCGCAAGGTGAGCATAGGCCATCGTCTGCTGAATACTCGCATGCCCGAGAATCTGCTGCAGCGCAATTATGTTGCCTCCGTTCATCATGAAATGGCTTGCGAATGTGTGTCGCAGGATATGGGTTGCCTGATTGGGTGGTATATCAGGTTTCACTCTGCGTAAAATCCCGCAAAACTTCTCATAATCGACTTTGAACAATTTCGCGCTGGCCTCCTTTTTAACTTTTTTCTCCAGCTCCTCAGAAATCGGCACGGTTCGCTTTTTGCCATTTTTAGTTTTCAAAAAAGTAACCCTGCAACTTGCTATCTGCGCTGGTTTCAGCGTGGCAACTTCCGTCCATCTTCCGCCGGTGCTCAGGCATAAAAGCGCGACAAGTAAGTCATCCCCAACCAAAACATTTAACAGTGTTTCGATTTCTGATTTTTCCAGAAATGTCATTTCCGGGTTGGCCTCCGCCAACGGCGGCAGTCCGTGAATTGGGTGCTGCCCGGAAAACTCATCCAACTGAATTAACTTGGTGAACATACCTGATAGTCGGTACACGTCACGGTTTATCGTCGCGGCGCTGATGCCATCGCGCAAGCGCGTAGAACGATAATCCATCAGAGCCCTTTTGCTCATCCGGCTCACTGGCATATCACCTATACCGCTGATTGTCTTGAGCAGGTGGTTAAATTCTTTTGTTCCATGCTCGTGGTTTTGCCCGTGATACTTCCACCAAACGTCCAGCAATTCCGTTAAAGTACGACGGTCTGCTCGCTGGCCTGTCCATTCTTTCTGACTAGCATTCGCGATTGTGTATCGCTCAAAAGCAATGGCCTCAGCCTTTCTTTCAAACTTCCGGCGGATGCGTTTTCCATCGCGACCGCGCGGTCTTATGTCCACTTCATAGCGACCATCATCGAGCTTCTTAATTGCCATAAGAAAGCCCTCCGGCGCTGTAATCACCATTTTGGTAACAAATAGTGAAAATGTAATGTTTATATACTGTTAACCAATCTGTTTCTCGGAGTGGTCTGATTCTGTTGGTTCTTGACCAATGTGCGCGAAAGCCGGTGCTATCTGACCAGCTTGCGGGGCAGTTTTATCTGTCATTAGCCAAAGCGTGTATTTCTGAAATCTGGCGGTGTTTGTTACCTGCATAAGCACTTGTATGCCCGGAGATTTATACCCGCCTTCATAGTTTTTAACGGTTCCTAATGCAAGACCGCAAGCCTCACAGAAACTCTTCTGTGTTAACCCTTCTGCTTTACGCAGAGCTTTAAGTTTTTGACCTAACTCCATTGACAAGGACTCCTGTTGGTGACTATATTCACCGCAAAAGGTAACCCATTGGAAACCTTTTGAGGCATGGCTCCAGACTGTCAGGAACGTTCCTGAGCGGTTTTAAAGGGTCTGGATCCAGCAAGGTTAGCATGAGAGGTGTGTTTTATGGATGCAAATAACTATGTGATTCAGTACCCGATTGACGCGGTACACCCTGATAAATTCGCAGAATTGCTTGGAAAGCCGCGCACAGCAGTGGTTGAAATGCTCAAAGCTAACAAGCTGCCGGTCGTCGAATTTCGTGATCCAACTAAACCAAATGCCCGCGCTGGCGACAAATTGGTTTTTATTCCTGAGTTCAATCGTGGTGTACGTGAGGCGTTCTACAACCGCCCGGTAGAACAACGTGACGCGTGGCTGCTTTGGATGGGACTTTGATTATGAATGAGCCTCGCTGCATTGCTCAGTTATTGCGTAACGAGAGTCCGAGGGCGATAGATTTCACTATTACCCACGGCAGAGGGCGCAAGGGCATCATCATCCGCACCAAAAAACCGAGCGCTATAAGCGCCGTTTTTGCTTTTCTGAAATCCCGGAGGTTCTGGAAATGCCTGTAATGACACTTGGTATCGTGGAGAAACAGCCTGCAGCTCTGCGCGGTCTGATTGGTAAATATCTGGCCGCGCCTCGCTGGCAGGATAGTTGCGATTTTTACAATCAGATGATGGAACGTGAGCGCCTGACCGTTTGTTTTCATGCTCAGTTAAAGCAACGTCACGCGACGATGCGTTTTGAAGAAATGAACGATGTAGACCGTGAGCGATTAGTTTGCGCTATTGATGAGCTGCGTGCTGCATTTAGCAGACGTCGACAGGTTGGCGCGAGCGAGTATGCGTATATTAGTTTTTTAACGGTCAGCCAACGCCGCACTTTGTTTATGCATGCCGGATTAACCGAAAAAGAATTTAATCAGCCTTACTGGCGTATTAATGAAGGTTCATGTTATTGGCGTGATGCTTTATTTCGTGCGTTGCGGGAGCTTTTTAATTTATTTGAATATGCACCAACAATATTAACCTCGGTAAAGCCTGAGCAATATCTGCATTAAATAAATAACCGTAGTTTTTTACGCACTTAATTGTGCGGGGCTTCTTTTTGTCTGGAGAAAGTCATGCATACAGTAACAGTAAAGCAGCGCGGTAACTTCTCATTAATGCTGCAACAGGCTCGAGCCGAAGCGCAGGCCGATGCGGCGACGCGCTTTTCCTCTCATCTGGACGGCTTAATCCGTCACATAGCTGGCGCTGAGTTGTCGCGCGTTGAGATTGTCGAGTTGCTCAGTCAGGAATCCATCAAGTTTCATAATATCGGCCTTTCTCGTGAGGAGGCTCTTTAATGTCTCTGATGCAATCCGTATTACTTAATAACTGGCTAAAGATTGCGGTTATGAAAAACGGTGAATTATCGCTTGCCGACATTAAACGCGATAAAGAGACCGGAATAATGACGGAATCAACTATCGCTATTTATTCGAGTGAATTAAATCTCCTGACGGATGTGGTTAATTTGCTTGTGAAACGCGCCGTTTTTCATAAGCGAATCACCACCGTTGACGAATTATCGAAATTAACCATTGAGCTGACCGGTTACTGCACTGGTGAGCTTAAAAAACTGAACAAAGAGAGGAGCTAAATCAATGCCGGATTATATGGATCACATTCAGGAGCGACAGACGGAATCACTAACTCGCCAGATTAACGCCGCTCGGGTGAAACCGTGCGGCGCTGCTGCATTGGTTTGCGAAGAATGTGACGCACCAATCCCTGCTGACCGCCGTGCGGCATATCCGACGGCGACACGCTGTGTCTACTGTCAGTCAGCGCTTGAATCAAAAGCTAAACACTTTCGGGGGCAGGCATGAGCATTCGTATCGAGATTGGTGAGCGCTATGTCGTCACAAGTGACCGTTTTCAGTTCATTTTGCAGGAGAAAAAAACCGCCGAAACAGGGAAGAATGCCGGTAAAGAGTGGCTGGATGTTGTCGGCTATTACCCCAAATTAAACCAGCTCGTTTCCGGTTTGATTCAGCACGATATTTTGAGCGGTAGTGTTGGCTCTTTTGAAGCGTTGAGCGCTCAGGTTGAGCAACTTGGTCAGCAGTGTTTAAAGGCATTTGACACAAATGGCTATTGAGACGCGGGGGCGCGTTGCCCCCTCTCCACCTCCGCCGTTTTCAAAAAGCACCGGTGATAATTTCGTTGGTGCTTATCCGTGGAACAAATCCAGAGAGGCCATTGGCCGCGACAGACCCCTTACACGTGCCGAACTCCGTCAGGTGCAAGGTGTTTTAAATCGGATTGACCGCCTGCCGTTTTTCCTGCAAACGATGTTTACTTCGCGTTATAACTTCATCCGCCGCACAAAGAGCCCTTTGAGTGGGCTTTATTTCCTCAAAAATACATTTGAGCGCAAGCTGCTCCCGCGTCTTGAGCGTGTTAATGAGTTGTGCGGGATGAACGAAGCCGCTTCGATTGGGTTTATATCTGAGCGTGACAAGTTTGCGCGCCTGCCTGACATGAATGACAAGGAACTCAGAAAATTTGCGGCCAGAATAGCCTCACAGCTCTGGAGCAAATACGAGGAGTTAAGCGACGCATGGGCAGAGGCACACGGCGGAAAAGATACTCTATTCACAGATGAGGCGCAGGCGCACTTATACGGTCAGGTGGCCGGTATTGCTCGCGCTTTTAATCTTACCCCGATGTACTGGAAAAAATACCGCAAGGGTCAGATGACGATCCGAATGGCATTTTCCGCAATTTCCCGACTTATTAAAGACGAGTGGTGGGTCAATCAGCTCAAAGCACAGCGTATGCGCTGGCGCGAGGCGCTGCTCATCGCTGCCGGTGAGGTCAATAAAGACCGTTCACCTTATGCGAGCAAAATGGCGATTCGTGATGTTCACGCGCGCCGCCTGGCTAATCTCGAATACCTGAAATCTTGCGAACTGGAAAACAAAGTCACCGGCGAACGTATCGACCTTATCAGTAAGGTCATGGGGAGTATTTCAAACCCTGAAATTCGTCGCATGGAGCTGATGAATACTATCGCAGGGATTGAGCGTTATGCCGCTGCTGAGGGTGATGTCGGTATGTTTATCACGCTGACAGCACCCTCAAAGTACCACCCAACGCGTCAGGTCGGAAAAGGTAAAGATAAAACCGTACAGCTTAATCATGGCTGGAATGGTGCGGCTTATACCCCTAAAGATGCGCAGCGTTACCTTTGCCGTATCTGGAGCCTGATGCGTACAGCTTTCAAAGATAACGATTTGCAGGTTTACGGAATGCGTGTCGTCGAGCCACACCATGACGGGACGCCGCACTGGCACATGATGCTGTTTTGCAAGCGTCGGCAGCGTAAAGAAATTACCGAAATTATGCGTCGTTATGCTCTCAAAGAGGATGGCGAGGAGCGCGGTGCTGCTCGTAACAGATTTCAGGCTAAACACCTGAACAAAGGCGGTGCGGCAGGGTACATCGCGAAATACATTGCAAAAAATATCGACGGTTATGCGCTCGATGGTGAGCTCGATAACGATACCGGCAAGCCGCTCAAAGATACCGCCGCCGCTGTTACTGCATGGGCGTCAACGTGGCGAATACCTCAGTTTAAGCCGATTGGACTGCCGACAATGGGCGCTTACCGTGAGCTGCGTAAGCTGCCTCGCGGGGTCAGTATTGCTGACGAGTTTGATGAGCGTGTGGAAGCTGCGCGCGCTGCTGCCGATGGCGGTGATTTCGACCTGTATATCACTGCACAAGGTGGCGCAAATGTCCCGCGCGACGGGCAGACGGTCAGGGTAGCCCGTAGCGTTAGTGACGAGGTTAACGACTACGAGGAAGAAATCGAGAGAGTTGTCGGTATATACGCACCTCACCTCGGCGCGCGTCACGTTCACATTACCCGGTCATCGGAATGGCGCATTGTTCCAAAGATTTTGGCCGTTGAGCCTTTGACCTTAAAAAGCGGCATCGCCGCGCCTCGGAGTCCTGTCAATAACTGTGGAAAGCTCACCGCCGGAGACGATCCAGTTATGACCCATAAGCCGTCTGAGCATGTCGCAGCGGTGCTAAATCTCGTTGAGGGTGGGGTTATCGCATGGGATGACCCCGAAGTTATGACAGTGCTCAGGGGCGCTTTAAAACGCGATACGCCGCAGAAGAATCGCCAGCAAAGAAGCGGCGAACCATTAAAACCGCATGACATTGCGCCATCGGGCAGGATGACAAAATCCGAACGCGCTCAAATACCGCGGATCCGCTTTGACCTTGCGCAACATGGCATCACCCCGAAACGCTGGGAGCTTGAGGCATTGGCACGTGGTGCGACCGTGATTTACGACGGGCAAAAATTCTCTTATCCGGTCACTGATGAGTGGCCGGGATTCTCAACAAGCATGTAAAGGTGATTTAAATGGCAACGTTGAAGGAATTAATTGTGTGTGAAATCGTCGACTTTTATGCGGGGTTGGGTCAGCCGGGCGAACCAGAAACACCGGAGGAAATGCAGCGGCAGTTAATGGCGCGCGTAATGCCACTCCTAACCAATGGCTCTACGCACGAAAAGCAGCCGATAATTGAAGATAGCGCTACGGTGGGGTGGGGGGAGTTAGCACAGCGCGGGTTAGTATTTCGTATAAATTACGAGGTCTTACACCCTCAAGGTGTTGGCGATGATGTATGACCCTGCAACCGGTATTTCCGATGGGGCGCTGTTAGCTTCAGATGGTATCTGGAATTATTCGGACGAAATTATTAAATCTGCAAAACAAAAAGGGTGGTTGTGATATGCATGTAATCCGGGGGGATATTCCTCAGCATAAGATAAAAAGCGTAAAGCTAATGGCTATCGTTCACCGCCTACAACAAATAATGGTCAATGAAAACCTAACACCCGCCGAGCTGGTCGGGTGTGCCGAAATCGTCAGAGATAATTACGTCAGACTGTACGATATCAGCAATCCGAAAATTGAATCATTCTTACCGGCAAGGGGGCCGATAATTCCGCCCCCACGTCGACCATAGCAAACGCCGCCAGTGCTGAAACTCGCTTTCAGTGCGGACGGGGTTGAACAACGAGCCCGGCGAGGCGTTAGACTCTATCTGAAATTTCATTCATTATTCTACTTTCTCAGAACCTACATTTGTCTTGGGTGGAACATATGGCAACGCTTGATGATATCTTTTGGAAGTTCGGTTACGCCTCAGAGGCTGCCCAACTGCTGGAAGTTGAACTGATTAATGTAATTATCGCTTATGAGATAAAACAAGGTGGGGACATTCCCAAGTTAAAAGAAAAATTCTTACAAATGGATAAATTTACATTAAGTAAGCTGAGCAGATTAGCACGTGAAAAAGGGTTGATAGATGATGAAGCGCTTCAACATATGACGGATGCTCTTAGAGCTCGAAACTACTTGGCACATAATTTTTATCGCGCACATAATTTCGCCAAAGACACCCCAGAAGGACGGCAAGAAATGCTCGATGATTTAAAAAAAACACACAACATTATTTTTGAGGCATACAGGAAAGTAATGCTAATCAGTGGCGACAAAATTCCGCCTTTAGGAGATGATTAAACATCGCCCGCATTAGTTGCATAATTCTGCATGCGTTTTCCTCCCCTGTTGATTCTGAGTGCCACTAGTGCTGGCGCGCCTCCGGCGTGTTCGTGCACCTGCATTAAAACCGCCCCATAAAGCGGGCAGGCGTGGCGGGGAAAGCATTGCGCGCCAGCGGTGGTGCGCATTATTAAAAATTATCGTCTGAGCGCGTCGTGACGGCGCTGTCGTGGTCGCTGTCGGCTCGTTGGTGGTCTAATGTAGTTGCGCGCGTGTGGCGCGTCTGAGGCGTGATGATGGCGGGATATGAAAAAGCCGCCATCGCGGCGGCTTGGGGATTGTTATTCCGGGTTATCGAGGGTGTAATTTTTAAACCTGATGACTTCCATGCCGAGCCAGTCGTTTACCTCCCTGAATCTGTCCTGTAGTGGCGACAGCTCGTTACGCACAAAGACTTTTGCCACCTTCTCAACGTCGCCGAGTGAACCGATATTCTCGGGCTTGCCGCCCATAAGCTGGAACGGTACGCGGTGCGCGTCCATCAGGTCGGCGGCGCTGGCTTTCTTGATGTTAAAAAAATCATCCTTTGTGGCGACTTCGCTCAGTGGCACGATTTTGATGCCGTCCGGTTTCCCGCCGGGAGCGTAGAAAAACAGGTTTTTAAAGTTGCCGAGCCCCTTCGAGTTACGCATCGCCTCGCGCAGCGATTCGACGTCGGTCGCGCTCTGCGCCGGGTCGGTCACATACATGATGTAACCCGCGTGCGCGCCGTTCTGGTAATACTTGCGGCGAAATAGTGTCGCGGATTCATTCAGCCAGGCGGAATTAAGCGCGCTGAGATATTCCGGCAGGCCGTAAATCTCCTGATTGATGTCGGGCTCCAGCAGGTGAAAAACCGTATCAGGGGCGAATTCGTGAGGCTGAGTGAAGTTTTCCACAAACCAGAAAATCGAGTCGTCGACCCCGCGCCGGGTATATTTAGCCGGTGAGGCCAGCAACCTGATTAACTGGCCGGTGACGCTGTGGCGTTGCTCAAGAAAGGCATTGCCGAAAACCAGATAGTCGAGAGCAAAGCGGCTGAAATCCTGACGAGACAGCAACGGGTGCGGGATATAGGTACTCGCGAGCACATTGCGCTTAACGTAAATCGGTGAGCTGTGATGTACGGCAGAGCGCAGGCTCTTTGCCAGCCCGGAGAAACTGACCGGCGGCTCGTACCATTTGCCGTTACTGATGCACTCGACGTAATCCAGAATATCGCGCTTATCGAGTACCGGCACCGGCTCACCGAAGGTGAACGCTGTTGTTTTTGGCGGTGCGCTGGCGGTCAGTTGCTGTGACTTGCTGGCCTTTTGCGCAGCGGCTTTACGGGATTTTTGCTTACCCATATTTAATTGAACTCCAGAATAGATTTTGGCTGCATGCCGCTACCGGCAGAAAGCGGTTCGTTTAACAGGGCGTGCATGGTCGCCCATGCGATATCGGCGTGACTGGCTTCCTCGGTGCGGCTGGCCTCATAGGTGGCGCTGCGCCCGCTGCTGGTCATGGTTTTGCGGATGGACATAAACGACTGCGTGACGTCGGTTGCCCCGGCGTCGTATTCCAGACAGCCGCGGCGAATGGTGTCTTTTGCCTTGAGCACCATTGCGGTTTTCATTTCAGGTGTGTAACGGATACCGCGCGCTGCCGGGAAGAATGAGCGCACCAACTGATAAACGCCGAGGCCGAGGCCGGTCGCGTCAATGCCGATGTATTCAACGTTATATTTCTCGGTCAGCTTGCGGATCCCCTCTGCCTGTGCGGCAAAGTCCATGCCTTTCCACTGATGGCGCTCCAGCATGCGGAACTTGCCACCCGAGACCACCGGCGGCGCGAGTACGACGCACCCGGCGCTGTCGCCAGTGTGTGACGGGTCGTAGCCAATCCAGACCGGGCGGGATCCGAATGGATAATCGGCGAACGGGGCAAAGTCTTCCCATGATTCCATCACGTCGACCATGCAGCGTTGCAGCTCCTCGAACGGGAACACCGACGCTTTGTCGTCGACAAATTCGCACATAAACAGGTTTTTAAAGTCTTCTGCGCTGTTTTCGCGTTTGAGCTGGTCAAGGTCAAACAGGGTGCAGCCACCGGCAAGCGCGTCCTCAATGGTGACAATCTGCCGCCACTGTCCATCGTCGCAGAGCTGACCACCGGCGAGCGCGGTATGGCTGATATCGATATCGATACGCTCGGCGATACTGCTGCGCCCCTTGTTGAACAGTTCGCCAGACCAGAAGGGGTAAGCGCCATGCGCCAGCGTGGAGGGCGTTGAAAAATAGGTTGAGCGCAGGTGTTTTTGCGAGGCCATGCCCGAGGCGACTTTGCGCAGCCGCTGAAAGTTCGGGATCCAGAAAATTTCGTCGACATACAGGTCGCCGTTATGACTCTGCGCCGTGTTGGAATTGGTACCGAGAAAAATCAGTTTTGCGCCGTTGTTGCCGATGACAATCGGGTCGCCGGTCAGGTCGACGTCGACCAGTCGCGCAAACTGGATGATGTACTCGCGGAACACGTAAGCCTGCGTTTTACTGGCTGACAGGAAAATCTGGTTATGGCCGGTTTTGAGTGCGCGCAGCAGTGCCTCGCGGGAGAAATAGAACGTCGCGCCAATCTGGCGGGATTTGAGAATATCACGAATACGGTGCGCCAGCCCTGCGCGGTACCACTGCAGCTGATACTCGAAAGACTGGTCGAAGAATATTTCTTCCAGCTTTGCGATAGCCTCGTCGCTGAAAAAGTTCTTTTTCGGTTTCTTACGCTCGCCTTTGTTGCGGTTGGCAACGTTGGGGTTAAGGTCGACCTCGTTGCCGGTCTGGCTGTAGCGGTTAACGCGCGCCAGTCGCTCAATCTGCCGCCCGAGCAGGTCAATCTCTTTGAAATCGCCGCCTGACTTTTGTGGCTTAACGATGAGCTGAATCAGCCTGGCCTCAAGGCTGCTTTCGACGCGGGAAATCGGTGCAATACCGTCCCAGCCGTCGCGCTGCTTCCAGCTCTGCACGGTCGGGCGTTTGACCTGCAGCATTTCGGCAATCTGTGGCACGGAAAAGCCCTGCCAGTAAAGCAGCGATGCCTGTCGTCGCGGGTCATGCAACAAGGTTGTATCGGTGGAAATGGTCATTGATGCCTCGCCGTAATGGATTCAGGGCAAGGCTACTTAATGGCCGTCAGTGATTCGCTAAGGTGCTGTTGTGTGGGCGGTTGTCCAGTCGTGACAGGTGGCTGAGGGTGGTCTGAGTCTGGAAACTGGCGGTGACCCGTAACCACAACCTCAGGACTCCTGACAATGGCAAAAAAAGTCTCAAAATTCTTTCGCATCGGCGTCGAGGGTGATACCTGCGACGGGCGCATTATCAGCGCCAGTGATATTCAGGAAATGGCAGACACCTTTGACCCGCGTGTCTACGGTTGCCGCATTAACCTTGAGCACATTAAAGGTCTGCTGCCTGATAGCCCGTTCAAACGCTATGGCGATGTGGTCGAACTGAAAGCGGAAAAAATCGATGACGATTCCGCGCTTAAAGGAAAGCTGGCACTGTTCGCCAAAATCAGCCCATCCGACGAATTAGTCGCGATGAATAAGGCGCTTCAGAAGGTTTATACCTCAATGGAAATTGCGCCGAATTTCAGTAACAGCGGGAAATGCTACCTCGTTGGTCTGGCTGTGACCGATGACCCGGCGAGCCTCGGCACCGAATATCTCGAATTCTGCCGCACCGCGAAATACAACCCGCTGCAGCGCCTTAAGGCCAATCCTGAAAACGTCTTTTCTGTCGCCACACTGGCGGAACTGGAATTTGAAGACGTCCCCGACACGGTGCTCAACAGCCTGGCCGATAAAGTGAAAGCCATTTTCAGCCGTAAGCAGGTCAGCGACGATGCGCGCCTGAATGATGTGCATGAAGCGGTGACCACCGTCAGCGAGCATGTGCAGACCAATCTGACCGCACAGGATGAGCGACTTTCCGCTATGGAAACCGCATTTTCCACCCTGAAACAGGAACTGACCGGCAAGGTTGAAGAAACCAGCCAGGCATTTTCCGCCCTGAAAACCACCCTCGATAAAACCGAAAGTTTCAGCCAGCCGCGACGCGCAAAAGCAAGCGGCGGCGGTGGCGATGAGCTGCTGACCGACTGCTGATAACCCGCAGGTCTGAAACCGGGCGGCGACCCCGCCCGATGCTGTGACTAACCAATTAATTCATACAGGAAATACTATGCGTCAGGAAACCCGTTTTAAATTCAATGCCTATCTGAACCAGCTAGCCAAACTGAACGGCATCAGCGTTGATGACATCAGTAAAAAATTCACCGTCGAGCCGTCCGTTACGCAAACCCTGATGAACACCGTGCAGGCGTCATCCGCTTTTCTGCAGATGATTAACATTCTGCCGGTCGCAGAAATGAAGGGCGAGAAAATCGGCGTCGGTGTGACCGGCACTATCGCCAGCACGACCGACACCTCGGGCGACAAAGAGCGCCAGACCGCAGATTTCACCGCGCTTGAGTCCAACAAGTACGAGTGCAATCAGATTAACTTTGACTTCCACCTGACCTATAAGCGCCTCGACCTGTGGGCGCGTTTTCAGGACTTCCAGCGCCGCATTCGCGACGCCATTGTCCAGCGTCAGGCACTGGATTTCATCATGGCCGGTTTTAATGGCATCACCCGCGCTGATACTTCAGACCGCATTAAAAACCCGATGCTGCAGGATGTGGCTGTCGGCTGGCTGCAGAAGTACCGCAATGAAGCCCCGGCGCGCGTGATGAGCAAAATCACCGATGCTGAGGGTAAGGTCGTATCTGATGTGATTCGTGTCGGTAAAAACGGCGACTATGAAAACCTCGATGCGCTGGTGATGGACGGTACCAACACCCTGATTGACGAGATTTATCAGGATGACCCGAAACTCGTCGCTATCGTTGGTCGTAAGCTGCTGGCCGACAAATATTTCCCGCTGGTTAACAAACAGCAGGAAAACAGCGAATCGCTCGCGGCCGATATCATCATCAGCCAGAAGCGCATCGGCAACCTGCCAGCCGTGCGCGTGCCGTACTTCCCGGCGAATGCGGTATTCGTGACCACGCTGGAAAACCTGTCTATCTACTTCATGGATGAGAGCCATCGCCGCAGCATTGATGAGAACCCGAAAAAAGACCGCGTGGAAAACTACGAGTCGATGAACATCGATTATGTGGTCGAGGCGTATGCCGCCGGGTGCCTGCTGGAAAATATCACCCTGGGCGATTTCACCGCGCCTGCAGCACCGGAAAGCGGAGAGTAAACCCATGACGAGCCCCGCACAGCGTCACATGATGCGGGTCTCGGCCTCAGAAGCCGCGCAGCGGGAAAAAGCCCCGCTGCGCCATGCAACCGCCTACGAGCAGATGCTGGTAAAGCTGGCCGAAGACCGCCGCACGTTAAAAAACATCCGTTCAAATGAGCGCAAAGCCGAGAAAAAGCGCGAGCTGTTGCCGTTCTATGCGCCGTGGGTCGCCGGTGTGCTGGCTGATGGCCGTGGTGCACAGGATGACATTGTAATGACCGTCATGCTGTGGCGTCTCGATGCCGGTGATATCGCTGGCGCGCTGGAAATAGCCCCTTATGCGCTGAAATACGGCCTCACCTCTGACCATCGCCGCACGACGCCTTACATGCTGGTTGAAGAGGTGGCACTTGCCGCACAGCGCCTGCGCGATGCCGGTGAGCCTGTCGACCTCGCATTACTGCTGACCACCATCGACCTGACCGACGGTGCCGACGTTCCCGATATGGTGCGCGCCCGTCTGCATAAAGTGACCGGCCTGACCCTGCGCGATGCCGGTCAGAGCGCGGAGGCGCTGGCACAGTTTCAGCGCGCTATGCAGCTCGACCGCAACGCCGGTGTACGCAAAGCGATTGAACAACTGGAACGCGCATTAAAGCCAAAACCAGAAACGGCACCCCGTAAAACGACTAAACCGCGCACGCGCAAACCTGCCACCAAACCGGCGGCAAAGCGCGGGCGTCCACCAAAGGCGGTTAAAACCGCCGGTTAACTGAACGCTCCCCGAGCCGGGCGGCACGCCGGTCTAAGCGGGTATTGACCCTGACGGCGACCGGCGTCCACCGCCCAACCTAACGAGGTTGTCATGACGACAGTGATACTGAATCAGCCCGATGAACTGCAGGACATTCCGGGCGTGGTGATTCCCGCCCCTGAGACGGGCGGCGCAGTGATTAAAAACACGTTCTTTTTTCCTGATGTGGATCCGAAGCGGGTGCGCGAGCTGATGCGCCTTGAGCAGACGGTTTCCGATGCGCGCCTGCGCAACGCCATCAAGACCGGCATGGCGGAAACCAATGCGGAGCTTTACGACTACCGGCTGCGCCAGCTTGCCGCAGGGTTTAAGCGGCTGGCCGACGTGCCTGACGCCGAGGAAATCGACGGCGAGAATGTGCGCGTTTTCCACTACCTGAGCGCCGTAACGGCGATGACAACCGCCACCCTCTATGAGCGTTATCGCGGCGTTGAGGCTACCGGCAAGGGTGACAAAAAAGCCGACAGCGTCGAAACCACCATTGATGACCTGTGGCGGGATATGCGCTGGTCAATCGCGCGCCTGCAGGATAAGCCACGCTGCATCGTGGGTCAGCTCTGATGAAAGCCTATGCGATGCAGGGCGATACCCTCGACGCGCTTTGCGCCCGGTATTACGGGCGCACTGAGGGCGTTGTCGAGACGGTGCTGCAGGCTAATCCGGGTCTGTCTGAGCTTGGCGTCATTCTGCCGCATGGCGCGGCGATTGACCTGCCCGACGTGGCATCGTCACCCGTAACTGAAACTATCAATCTTTGGGAGTAACCATGACAGAAGGGGAAAAAGGCGTCCTGTCGTTGTTTTTGATTGGCGCGATGATTGTTGTCGGAAAAGTGCTGGCCGGTGGTGAGCCCATCACCCCGCGCCTGTTTATCGGTCGCATGTTGCTCGGTGGTTTTGTCTCGATGGTCGCCGGTGTTGTTCTGGTGCAATTTCCTGATATGTCACTGCCTGCTATCTGTGGAATTGGATCCATGCTTGGCATCGCCGGTTATCAGGTCGTGGAAATCGCCATTCAGCGCCGCTTTAAATCGCAAAAGGGGGAGAGTGATGCCGGTCATTAATACTCATCAGAATATCGCCGCGTTTCTGGACATGCTGGCGTATTCAGAGGGAACGGCGACGCATCCGCTGACAAAAAATCGTGGTTACGACGTCATTGTCACTGGCCTTGATGGCAAGCCGGAGATTTTCAGCGACTACAGCGACCACCCTTTCGCGCATGGCCGACCCGCGAAAGTGTTTAACCGTCTGGGCGAAAAGTCCACGGCATCCGGGCGTTATCAACAGCTTTATCGATACTGGCCGCACTATCAGAAACAGCTCGCATTACCGGATTTCAGCCCACTGTCGCAGGACAAGCTTGCGATTCAGTTAATCCGGGAGCGTGGCGCGATTGATGATATTAAGGCGGGGCGTATTGAACGTGCAATTTCCCGCTGCCGCAATATCTGGGCGTCATTACCGGGTGCCGGTTATGGCCAGCGTGAGCACAGTCTCGAAAAACTGGTGACCGTCTGGCGCACGGCTGGCGGGGTGATGGCATGAAAATCCTGATAACGCTCCTTGTACTGGCCGTGCTTGGTCTGCTGTGGTTACGCCATGAGAACGGCAATTTAACTCGCGCCTTTGAGGCGGCAAACCGTGTTGCGAGCGAGCAAAAGACGACGATTGGCATGCTGAAAAATCAGCTCAGTGTCGCCGGTCAGCTCGCCAGACGTAATGAATCCGCGCAGGTAGCACTGCGCGAACAGCTCGCACAGGCCAGTGCAGAAGCCAGTCGTCGTGAGCAGACAATTACGAGGTTACTCAATGAAAATGAAGCCTTTCGCCGCTGGTATAACGCTGCTCTGCCTGATGCTGTGCGTCGGCTGCACACCCGCGCCGCCTGCGCCAGCGCCGGTGATTGTGGTCAACGGATGCCCGAGGGTGAGCCTTTGCCCGATGCCGGGAAGTGACCCGAAAACAAATGGCGACCTGAGCGCGGATATACGCCGCCTTGAGGGGGCGCTGACCGCCTGCGCGCTGCAGGTCAAAACCGTCAAACACTGTCAGGATGAACTCGATGCAGAAGCACAAAAGCCTGCGCAAAGCGCTGATTAACGCCGTGCCGCAGCTCCGAAATAACCCCGATATGCTGCGCCTTTTCGCCGATAGCGGGCATACCGATTCCCGACTGGCGAGCTCGCTGTCGTTTGAAAAGGTGTACGTGCTTAACGTAGTGGTGACCGACTTCACCGGCGACCTCGATTTGATTTTCGTCCCGGTGCAGGCATGGCTGCGCGAACATCAGCCAGACATCATGACCACCGACGAGGGGCGGGAAAAGGGATTCACCTGGATTATTGATATCAATAACGACGATTCGCTCGATATCAGTATCAGCCTCAGGCTCACCGAGCGCACGCTCGTCAAAGAGGTCGACGGCGCGTTGCATGTCAGTTATGCCCCTGAGCCGCCGCTGCCTGAGCCGGTGACGCGCCCGGTCGAGCTGTACGTTAACGGCGAACTGGTGAGTAAGTGGGATGAGTGAATTAACCGCGCTGCAGAAGCGCCTCGCCGGTCTGATTGCCAGCCTGTCACCGGCGGCGCGTCGGCAAATGGCGGCTGACATTGCGAAAAAGCTGCGCGCCAGTCAGCAACAGCGCATTAAGCGACAGCAGGCACCCGACGGCACCCCGTATGCCGCGCGAAAGCGCCAGCCGGTGCGGAGCAAGAAAGGCCGGATTAAGCGCGAAATGTTCGCCAAACTGCGCACTAACCGCTTTATGAAAGCCAAAGGCAGTGACAGTGCGGCGGTAGTGGAGTTTACCGGCAAGGTGCAGCGCATGGCACGGGTACATCACTACGGCCTTAAAGACCGGCCAAACCGTCACAGCCGGGATGTGCTATGTGATGCTCGTCCTTTGCTCGGATTTGAAAATGTAGATCTAGCCATGATTGAGCAAATCATACACAGCGCTATCAGCAATGAATGGTGAGCAGATACCTCAAAGTGTATGACTGTTTATTAAGTCGCACACCACTGCAAAGAGTATTTTGGAAGTGAATTTTAACGACTTTTCTTCCTTGTTGTCGGGTATAAATCGAAATGAGTGATCGGCTTGTTCTCCATGCAGTGTTTTATTTCTTAAGAAATATGCATAATTGTTGCATAAAACATCCACAAGTTCAGCGTGGTGGGTGGCGTTAGCGGCGATTTTATTTTGTATGGCGGTGGAAGTCGCAGTTTTCAGGTTTTGATCTACCCAGAAGTTTTTCTCAATATCTATGCTGTTAAGTGATAGTTCGTTCAATCTAAAATCATTGTATTTAGTTAGGAATGCAGAAAAATTGCTCTCACGATTGTTTTGCCCGCCTCTCGTGATGAACTTGTTTTCTAACATTTTTCTCCAGCGAATGGAGTCTGAAATATCAGCGCTTGTAAGATTTCTGACGACATCTATAGCTAAAGGAAATTGTGTGGGGGTTGTAACCATTAACCTCCCCATATCTTCAAGGCACTGCCACTCTTGCTTCTTTGTGCTAAGGCTTCTATATATTGAATTGTAAGACTTCCATAACTTTTCAAATATATCGTTATTGTCGTCACTGCAAATGGAACGAACTAAGGTTGTCATGGCGTAAAAATATTTAGTGCTATCTGTTGTTGCGTCAAAAATGACGGCAGCCTTAGCTTTATTTATCATTTTAAGGCTGGAAGTGTTATGCCTCGCTCGGAGGTTACGTATTCCACTGCGGGTGTATTTTTTTTCTAAGATATTGTTTTTATCGTAGCATCTAATCTCTAAAATGTCACAAATGCTATCATTTGAAATGCAATAATAAATGTATGATTTTACTATTTGAAAATAAATCTCACTCTGGTTGTTGATGAATATTTCATCGAAATTAGGTTTGTCCGACCTGTCGCCAGATATGGTGATGGTATTTTCATTTATCTCTAATGTATCGAAGTAACTCCTTGAGAACTTGTACTTTAGATTGTGACATTCAGATGGGATGGTGGCTGAATTATTATCCAGCGTAACTACTATTTTGAAAGCATTACGTCTTAAGTTACCCATTTTACGATCCAGACCGTTTTTCTTTAAATTTACTGCCGTTGGCAGGGGTTTACAAGTTGTGCCAGCGCTGGGACGGTTATCGGTGATTGGTATTTGTGAGCTGATTCATCATTCTTATCCCTATGAAAACTCAATCATCCCTACAAGAAATCTTTCGAGTGCTGCGGAATCTTATCCGGGTTGGCGTAATTGTTGAACTCGATTTGAAGGAAGGACTTTGCCGCGTACAAAGCGGCGGCATTCAAACAACATGGCTGAACTGGCTGACCACCCGCGCCGGTCGTTCGCGCACGTGGTGGGCGCCCTCGGTGGGTGAGCAGGTGCTGCTGCTGGCCATTGGCGGCGAGCTCGATACCGCTTTCGTGCTGCCGGGTATTTTCTCCGATGATAACCCCGCCCCGTCTGCCTCGGCGGATGCGTGGCACGTGACTTTCCCTGATGGCGCGGTGATTGAATATGAGCCAGAGACCGGCGCGCTGACGGTCAGCGGCATCAAAACGGCTGACGTGACGGCATCGGATTCCATCACTGCGACCGTGCCGGTCGTGCTGGTGAAAGCGGAGACCCGCATCACCCTCGATACCCCCGAGGTTGTGTGTACCAACAAGCTGACCACCGGCACGCTTGAGGTGCAGAAAGGCAGCACCATGCGCGGCAACATTGAGCACACCGACGGGACATTTAAATCAAATGGCGTGCAGGTGGATGACCACGGTCACGGCGGCGTGCAAAAAGGCGGTAGCTGGACGGAGGGCACCAAATGACGGGGCGCTATCAGGGTATGAACCGCAATACCGGCCTTGCTATCAGTGACACTGAGCACATCAGCCAGAGCATGCGCGATATTCTGCTGACGCCGGTCGGCTCGCGGGTGATGCGTCGTGAATATGGCTCGCTTCTGTCGGTGCTGATTGATATGCCGCAAACCCCCGCGCTGAGGCTGCAAATCATGGTGGCGTGCTATTCGGCGATCCAGAAGTGGGAGCCACGCATACGCCTGACCGCCATCAGCTTTGAGACCGGCGAGGCTGGCGAAATGTATGTCGATATTACCGGGGCGCGAACCGATACCGGCGCGTCAGTTTCTACCACCCTTTCACTGAGTTAAATCACTATGGCAACTGTTGACCTGAGTCAGTTACCTGTCCCCGATGTGGTTGAGGTACTGGATTATGAAACCATCCTTGGGGAACGCATTGCGACGCTGATTTCACTTTATCCCGAAGACCAGCAGGAGGCCATCGCCCGGACGCTGACGCTTGAGTCAGAACCAATTGTTAAGCTGCTGCAGGAAAACGCCTACCGTGAGGTTATCTGGCGTCAGCGGGTGAACGAAGCCGCGCAGGCGGTGACGCTGGCGTATTCAACCGGTAACGACCTCGACGTCGTGGCCGGAAACAATAATACCGAGCGCCTCACCATCACACCGGCAGATGACACCACTATCCCGCCGACGCCTGCCGTTATGGAATCCGACACCGACCTGCGTCTGCGCACACAACAGGCTTTTGAAGGCTTGAGTGTGGCGGGTCCGGTCGGTGCCTATGAATATCACGGCCGCAGCGCCGACGGGCGGGTCGCTGACGTCTCGGTCGAAAGCCCGTCGCCAGCCTGCGTGACGATTACCGTGTTATCCCGCGAGGGCGACGGTACCGCCAGCGCTGAACTGCTGGCGATTGTTGATAAGGCGCTGAATGCTGAGGATGTTCGCCCGGTGGCCGACAGGGTGACCGTCCAGTCAGCGGAGATTGTGCCGTACCAGATTGACGCGACGCTCTACGTTTACCCCGGTCCCGAATCTGAGCCCATCAGGCAGGCATCAGAGCAGAAGCTGCAGAGCTACATCAGCGCGCAGCACCGTCTCGGGCGCGATATCCGGCTTTCAGCCATTTATGCCGCGCTGCATGTCGAAGGGGTGCAGCGTGTCGAACTGGCATCACCGCAGGCCGATATCGTGCTGAGTAAGTCGCAGGCGTCGAACTGTACCGAGCACCGGATAACTATCGGGGGCTCAGATGAGTGATCGGCTGTTACCCGTCGGCTCGTCGCCGCTGGAAGTTGCCGCCGCTGCCGCGCTCGCTGAGATTCAGCGCGTGCCGGTACCGTTGCGCATGTTATGGAACTGGCGCACCTGCCCGGTCAATCTGCTGCCTTATCTGGCGTGGGCGCTGTCGGTCGACCGGTGGGATGAGACGTGGCCGGAGGCGACAAAGCGCAGTGTTTGTGCCTCCTCGTTTTTTGTCCATCAGCACAAAGGCACCATCAGCGCATTGCGCCGGGTGGTTGAGCCTCTCGGCTATCTGATTGAGGTGCGCGAGTGGTGGAAGCTCAACGAGGAGCCAGGCACATTCCGCCTCGTTGTTGGTGTGCTCGATAGCGGTATCACTGAGGAAATGTATCAGGAGCTTGAGCGCCTGATTGAAGACGCCAAACCGGCAAGCCGCCACCTGACCGGGCTGGCTATCAGTCTGAGCTCAAACGGCGAGCTGTATGTCGGCGCGGCCTGCTATCACGGTGATGCGCTGACGGTTTACCCCTATTTGCCCGAAGAAATTATTGTCGGTGGCGGTGTTTATCCGGCCTCGGCTATTCATTTGATTGATAACCTGAGAGTGAACGCATGACAGCAAAATATTATGCCATTCTGACCAATCAGGGCGCGGCACGGCTGGCGAACGCGACCGCACTCGGCACTAAGCTGAACCTGACGCAAATGGCCGTGGGCGATGCCAACGGCAAATTACCGACGCCAGACCCGGCACAAACAGCGCTTATCAACCAGCAGCGCATCGCGCCGCTCAATATGCTGACCGTTGACCCGGCCAATGCCAGCCAGATTATCGCGGAACAAATTATTCCCGAAAATGAGGGCGGTTTCTGGATCCGCGAGATTGGTCTCTATGATGATGATGGCGTGTTGATTGCCGTGGCGAATTGCCCCGAAACCTACAAGCCGAAACTGGCGGAGGGGAGCGGCCGCACGCAGACCATTCGCATGATTCTGATTGTCTCCAGTACGACGGCCATCACGCTAAAAATCGACCCGTCGGTCGTGCTGGCAACCCGTCAGTATGTCGACGATAAAGCCATCGAGGTTAAGGGTTATGCCGATGAGCTGATGAAAAATCACCTTGCGGCGGCTAACCCGCATGCTCAGTATTTGCAGGCAAAAAATAACCTGTCAGAACTGACCGACAAATCAAAAGCGCGTGGCTCGCTGGGGTTAGGAGGCGCAGCGACAAAGGACGTCGGAACAGGCGCGGGTCAGGTGATTGGCGTCGGCGGATTTGGTCTGGGTGCTGAGAAAATCAGCACCACTACGATTGATTTTAAAACCCGTATTTTTCGCGCAGGTGAGTCTCTGCTTATCAAAATGGAGGGCAGTACCAACGTACCGACCGGACTGCCAACCGGGCCGGGTCAGTACATGTATGCGCATTGTCTGGGCGTCAGGGATAACAGCTATGGTTGCACGGTTGTTTTTGTTATGCACAACAATGCAGCACTCTCTTTTTTAGGTACTCGCTTTGATAACGTCAGCAGCGGCTGGATATTGATGCGGGTAGGTAATCAGGCCGAGTTGTCGAAATACCTCTCTTTAGCCGGTGGCGATATTACCGGTCGCCTCGGTGTCAGTGGTGTACTTGAGGTCGGTAAAACGGGAACAGAATCCCTTATCACCCTTGGTGCATCAACGGTACTGAGGGATAACGCGAATAATGCACTGGTTATCAGCAGTGAGTCGGGGGCGGGAAGTAAAGCAGGAGTATTTTTACGCCCCATTGCCAGTGCTGACAGCACCATGCAAATGCAGGGTAATGCTGATGGCTGGTTTACTGACAAGTTCACCCCAAAAATTCTCAAGGTACCCGGAAAGGATGCCATCATCAAAAGTGGGGCGTATTCCTATACCGAAGGAAGCCAGACATTCAATCAGGTTGATGGTCTGTTTATGCAGAGCGTCGGCGGCCAGTACGGAAATATCAGATTCACTGAAATGGTGGGCAAAAGGTCATATATCGGCTTTGAAATCAAAGGAGGCGATAAAACGGCATGGCTGGAGTTCCGACATAACGGGAGCTTTGTGATAAATGGCACTGACATTGCGCCTGTCGGCATTCCTCAACCGTGGCCTTTGGCAACTGCACCTTTGGGGTGGCTTATCTGTAATGGTGCCACTTTTGACAAGGCAATGTATCCATTTTTGGCAGCGGCATATCCCTCCGGCAAATTACCTGACCTGCGCGGTGAATTTATTCGCGGGTGGGACAACGGACGCGGCGTGGATCCTGGCAGGTCTTTACTGGCATGGCAGGACGACATGATAAAAAAACATAGCCACACGCTCGGTACATATAAATCCGTTGACGCCGGAATCAAGATGCCAGTGACTGCCGGTGCTGAGCTTTCTAATTCCGGCGTGGGAGGCGCTATGTATACCGGTGAAGCTGGTAGCTCAGAAACCCGCCCACGCAACATTGCATTTAACTACATTGTGAGAGCAGCATAATGAACAAATACAACACTGATTTACCTACGGCAAAACTGAATAAAAGCGGCATTGCCACCGTTGCTGGCTGGCTCACGGTGTACAACGTGGAGCCTCAGCAGCGTGAATTTCAGGCGGTGACGATGGAATATTTAGCCGCGGGTGTGGGCTTGCCTGCTTTCAGTTATGCCGATAAGCCAGCATTACCGGGTGATGGCTTTGCACTGGTGCGCAGCGCGGATGAAAAACAATGGGAAACTATTGCGGATTATCGCGGTTTAACGGCTTACAGCACTGAGACCGGGCAACCGGAAATCATCGCTTTTCTCGGCGAATTGCCGGATACGCTGACGTTACTGGCACCTGTCACGGCGTATGATAAATGGGACGGTAACCAGTGGGTGACCGACACGGCGGCGCAACATGCTGATGAAATTGCCGTCGCAGAACAGCAAAAGCAGGCTCTGCTTTCTGAGGCGCAGCAGCAAATCACCGGGTGGCAAACAGAGCTGCAGCTCGGCATCATCAGTGATGATGACAAGGCCAGCCTGATTCTCTGGATGAATTACATTAAGGACATTCAGGCGGTAAGCACCGAGGGGGCGCCGGATATCGAGTGGCCGGTCAAGCCGGAATAATGCAAGGCGGGCTGATGCCCGTCTTTTTTATGCCCTTCTTTTGTACCATCAGCCAGCCATCGCCATTACATAGCCCGCCCCCACCACACAACAGAAAATATTACTCACCCACTAACCACGGAGTTACCCGGATGAGTGATTTTCACCACGGCGTGCAGGTGCTTGAAATTAACGACGGCACCCGCGTCATTTCCACCGTTGCAACCGCTGTCGTCGGTATGGTCTGCACGGCCAGCGATGCGGATAGCGCAACATTCCCCCTCAACGAGCCGGTGCTGATTACCAATGTGCAGGGCGCTATTGCGAAAGCCGGTAAACAAGGCACGCTGGCAACCTCACTGCAGGCCATCGCCGACCAGTCAAAACCCGTCACCGTCGTCGTGCGTGTTGCCGAAGGTACCGGAGAGGACGCCGAAGCGCAGACCATTTCAAACATCATCGGCGGCACGGATGAGAACGGTAAATATACCGGTATTAAGGCGCTGTTAACCGCCGAGGCGGTCACCGGCGTCAAGCCACGCATTCTCGGCGTGCCGGGTCTCGATACGCAGGAAGTCGCAACCGCGCTCGCCTCGGTATGTATCAGCCTGCGTGCGTTTGGTTACATCAGTGCATGGGGCTGTAAAACCCTTTCTGATGCCATCAAATACCGCGAGAATTTCAGTCAGCGCGAGCTGATGGTTATCTGGCCTGACTTCCTTGCGTGGGACACCACCACGAACGCCACCGCAACAGCCTACGCCACCGCGCACGCACTCGGCCTGCGCGCCTATATCGACCAGACAATCGGCTGGCACAAAACCCTGTCTAACGTAGGCGTGCAGGGCGTCACCGGCATCAGCGCGTCTGTCTTCTGGGATTTGCAGGCATCCGGCACCGATGCTGACCTGCTCAACGAGGCCGGGGTCACGACACTGGTGCGCAAAGATGGTTTCCGCTTCTGGGGTAACCGTACCTGCTCTGATGACCCGCTTTTCCTGTTTGAGAACTACACCCGCACCGCGCAGGTACTGGCCGACACGATGGCCGAGGCGCACATGTGGGCGGTCGATAAACCCATCACTGCATCGCTTATCCGCGACATTGTTGACGGCATTAACGCCAAATTCCGCGAGCTGAAATCGAATGGCTACATCGTGGATGGTGAATGCTGGTTCGATGAGGAATCGAACGATAAAGAGAGCCTGAAAGGCGGGAAACTGTATATCGATTACGACTATACGCCGGTTCCCCCGCTGGAAAGCCTGACCCTGCGCCAGCGTATTACCGATAAATATCTGGTCAATCTGGCCGAATCGGTCAACAGCTAAGGAGCCTGAAACAACATGGCACTACCCCGCAAACTTAAATATCTGAACATGTTCAATGACGGCCTGAGCTACATGGGCGTTGTTGAATCCGTGACGCTGCCGAAGCTGACCCGCAAGCTCGAAAACTATCGCGGCGGCGGTATGAACGGCGCGGCGGCGATTGACCTCGGCCTCGATGACGATGCGCTCACCGTCGAGTGGTCTGTCGGTGGCCTGCCTGATGTGGCGCTCTTTGCGCAGTATGCCGCGCCGGGTGCCGATGCTGTGCCGCTGCGTTTTGCTGGCTCATACCAGCGTGACGACACCGGCGAAATCGTGGCCGTTGAGGTGGTCATGCGTGGCCGTCATAAAGAAATCGACGGCGGCGAGAATAAACAGGGTGAAAACACCTCGACCAAACTGTCGACCGTCTGCACCTACTACCGCCTCACAATTGATGGTGGCGACGTTATCGAAATCGACACCGTCAACATGGTCGAGAAGGTGAACGGCGTCGACCGTCTGGAACAGCACCGCCGCGCAATCGGGCTGTAATCTCCTGACCGGTCAGCACTGCTGGCCGGTTATTAATCCCTTTCTGAGCAGAGAAAAACATCATGGCAAAAGCACCACGTAAAAAACCTGAATTTGTTGATACGGCTGGCAATGAAATTGACACCGATAACCCGAATGTCGTGACTCTTGATGAGCCAATCAAGCGCGCCGGTCAGACAATCCATAAGGTCACTCTGATTAAACCAACTGCCGGAACCCTGCGCGGTGTCAGTCTGGCGGCGCTGGCACAATCTGAGGTTGACGCACTGATTAAAGTGCTGCCCCGCATGACCTATCCAGCCCTGACGACCCAGGAACTTACCGCAATAAACGCACCAGATTTGATGCAACTCGCTGGCAAGGTGATTGGTTTTTTGTCACCGGCTTCGGTGGGATAGATTTTCCGCCCGACCTGTCGACCGATGACCTGATGGCGGATATCGCAGTGATTTTCCACTGGCCGCCATCAGAACTCTATTCCCTGAGCCTGACCGAGCTCATCACATGGCGCGAAAAGGCGCTACTGCGTAGCGGAAACCACAATGAGTAATAACCTGAGAATTGAGGTATTGCTGAAAGCGGTGGATCAGGCGACCCGACCGCTAAAATCTATCCAGACGGCAAGTAAAACCCTGTCGGGCGATATTCGCGATACACAAAAAGACCTGCGCACCCTGAACGCGCAGGCGTCGAAAATCGACGGCTTTCGCAAGGCCAGTGCGCAACTGGCCGTGACCAGTCAGTCACTTGAAAAAGCCAAACGCGAAGCCGGTGAGCTGGCCGTGCAGTTTAAAAACACGACTAATCCGACCCGCGCGCAGGCGCAGGCGCTCGAAGCGGCGAAACGTGCCGCCTCTGAGCTGCAGACGAAATACAACAGCCTGCGAACATCGGTACAGCGACAGCGCTCAGAGCTGATGCAGGCCGGTATCAATACCCGCACCCTGTCGGCCGATGAGCGTCGGCTCAAAACCTCCATTAGTGAAACGACGGCGCAGCTTAACCGCCAGCGTGAGGCACTGGCGCGCGTCAGTGCGCAGCAGGCGAAATTAAGTCGTATCAAAGCTCGATATCAGTCAGGTAAGGAGCTTGCTGGTAATGCTGCATCG